ATGGTGCAGTCTAGGCACGTGTTCAAGGTGAAGGACGAACACACGGCATGGATGAACACCGGCAACGATGAGCACGTCGAGGTCGACGCCTTCATCTCCCGCGACCTAGTGGCCGTGATGCTCAAGGCCTTCATCGACGCGCTTGCCATGTCGGATAATTTTTATTTCCGCCGGCATACGGAACTCATCAGATGGGCGCTTAGTCTTCCTGGCTGTCTGTCCTCCCGCATGATCGCACGCATGTATGGCAAGAGCCACGAGGCCATGCGCAAGCGAGCCCGGGCCATCCAGTTGTCCGTCAACTCCGACGCCCACGGCTTGTTCCCTCATTGCAACTCCAAGCGGGATAAGATGCGCGTGACGTTTACCTCCCCTCATATACGCTCATAATAAATGATTGACCCTCGTTTACATATGAAAGCGTTCAATCGTATCCGCGTCGGCACGTCCGCCAACCCCCCTAAGGAATCTCTTTTGGGCCTTATTCCGCCGCGTTGGACGACACCTGCCCCTCTTTTTTACGAGGGGAAAAGAAGGTTTTGACCAAAACAGCAAACGGGGGAACTCCAGCACTCGGCCATGACGCGTAAACCCAGCAACCTCGAGATCGGCACGGCCTTGAACATCACGCCGCAGCGCGTGAGCGTGCTCAAACGCGAAGGCCTTCCCACCGACAGCATCGAGGCCGCCCTGGCTTGGCGAGCCGCTCGCGAAGAGCAGCGCAAAGCGAAGGCGCCGAAGGCCGCGCCGGCGCAGCTCGACGACGGCACGCTCTCCGACACGATCGCGGAACACCGGGCGCTCGTCGGTCGGGCCCGCGGCGTCTGGCTTGCGTCGATGGAGGGCGGAGATCCTAACCAGGGCAAGTACCAGACCGCATACAACCAGAGCCTCAAGACGCTGGTCGCCCTCGAGGAAGAGCAGGAGCGTCGGCTCATCCTGGCTAAGGACTACATCGCCGCGAAGGAAGCGACGGAGGCCATGCGTCAACTGATGGGCGAAGTCGTCAACCGCCTCGACAAGCTGGCCCTCGACGTGGCCGAAGGGTGCAACCCCGAGAACCCGGCGAAGGCCGTGAAGGCGCTCGAGACTTGGGTACGCAAGACGAAGGCCGACCTCTCCGCCAATGACGAAGCGTAAGCCCAAGCCCAGGCGCAAGCCGATGCCAAAGCCGTCGCGTCCGTTCAAGCGCAAGCCCAAGAAGTGGTCTGAGTTATCCGACGAGCTGTATCGTCTCCTGAAGGAGGCAGGGCTTTATGAATAAGTCCGACCTACTCCGCGTAGGCCGTGACGTGATCAAGCCGTCCGACTCCGGCGACGTGGTCGAGTGGCTGGAGGAGAACGTGCTCGCCATCCCCGACTCACCGATGCCCGGGCCGTTCCGCTCGGAGCGCACGCCGTGGATCGCCGAGGCCCTACGCATCGCGGCCGACCCTGAGACGCGGATGCTCACCGTGCTCGCGAGCATCCAGTCCGGCAAGTCCCTCTTCGCCCGCCTATTCACCTGTCACATCATCGCCAACGCCCCCGGCCCTACCGCGGTATTCCAAAGCACGGATTCGGAATCTAAGGACTTCGCCCTTCGCTACATGCGGCCCGTGTGGAACAACTGCCCGCCGGTGAAGGCCCGCATCTCCGTCGACGACATGGATCGCTCGACGACTACGGACTTCGACCGCATGACGCTCTACTGTCGCGGCCTGTGGAATGAAGCGAACCTTCAGCGCCTGTCCCTGCGTTACACCATCGCCGACGAATGCTGGATGGCACCGCCCGGGCACCTTGCCGAACTGAGCGCGCGCGTGACGGCGTTCGGCTGGATGGGCAAACGCATCTTCATGAGCCAGGGCGGACGGGCTGGTCAGGAGTTTCATCAGCTGCACGAGTCCACCGATCAACGTGACTGGAACTTCCGTTGCCCCAAATGCGACACGCTCCAGCCCTACCTATGGGAGCAAGTCCGCTTTCCCGACGACGCCAAATTAACCGGCTCTTGGGATTTGCAGAAGGTCAGCACCGGCACGACGTACGAGTGCGCCTCATGCCAGGAGCGACTGCCCGACAATAATGCAACGCGACTTGAGGCTAATCGGCGTGGTGCGTTTGTGGCCACGGCATCGTCGGCCAACTCCGGGCACATCGGCCTACATTGGAACAGCCTTGCCTCCATGAGCTGGGGCGAGCTGGCCGTAATGATGCTAAAGAGTAAGGAAGAGTACGACGTCTACGGCAGTGAACAAGGGAGGATGCAGTTCAAGATGAAGAGGCTCGCTATGCCTTGGGCCGAGGAGGGCGGGGAGATCGTGAACATCGCCCAGGCCGCGAACTACAACATGACCGACGACTGGGACGGGGAGTCAGTCATCACCCCGAAGGGCCGCGTCGTCGACCGCGATGGAGCGCCCGAGGGTTCGTTCCCGTTCCGCACGGCCGGCATCGACGTCCAACGTGGGTTCTTTTATTGTGCCATCCGCCGGTGGAGTCGCACCGGGCACAGCCGCCTGAAGGCCTTCGCGAAGATTGACACATGGAACGACCTCGAGGCCTTCGTCAAAAAGCACGGCGTGCATCAGGCCATGGTCATGGTCGACTCCGGCGACCAGGCTACGGACGTATATCGGCAGACCGCGGCCCGTGGCTGGAAGTGTGCGAAGGGGTCGGGCAACGAAGACTTCTCGGTCACGACTAAGGACGGTAAGACCACCCGCCGCTTCTACTCCGATAAACAGGCCATCATGGTGCCCGGTCTTCAGGCGCGGGCCGTCCTGATCGTCTGGTCGAACCTCGCCGGCAAAGACCTCCTGCACGGCCTACGCTCTCGGAAAGTATTCACCTACTCCCTCGACGCTGGCCAGGACTACGTCGACCAGATGAATGCCGAAGTCCGCGTGAAGGACAGGCGCACGGGGAAGCCCCAGTGGCTGCTCCCTCAGGGCAAGAAGGATAACCATGCTTTCGACTGCGAACTTCTCGGCCTCCTGGCGGCCGTCCGTTGGGGCATCGTCGGGAAGGAAACAACCGAAACCGACTTGCCTTCCGCGTGAACTCGGGGAGACTTCAACTAAGCGGCGGCGCCGATAGTTGCGGGAAGAAGAGCTCGTGGCGTGGATATGGGCGTCGCCGCCCCCTTCGTTGCCAATTACCGCAAGATTAAATGGCACAAGGTATCTTCATCGGCCTGACGGAATGCGAGCTTCTCGACCTCAAGGCGAAGGCCCTTCAGCTCATCATGGACGGAAAGACCCTCATGAGTTACAGTGACTCCGGCTCTTCCGCGACCAAGGCCTTCCCAGGCATGACGCCCAAGGAGGTCTTGAACGAGGCGATGTTCGGCCTATCACGCCTCGACCCGGGCAAGTATGGTCGCCGCTCGACGATGGTTTACACCCGATGGGATAACCGTTACGAATAATCTATGGCCCCCCGCAAGAAAGACCCGAAGCCCGCCAAGTCTTCCGCAAGGAAGAAGCCGACGACCGCGCCTCAGGCCGCGTCGAGTGGGGCCACGTTCAACAATCAGTACAGCGGGAACCAGTGGGGAAGCACCGTCCAGACCTACGCCCGCCGCGTCATTTACGCTCCGCAGCCGGACGACATGCGCCGCGACCTCTCGCCATGGGATCGCAACGAGATGGTCAAGAAGTGTCGCTGGGCCGAACGTGAGTCCGCGCTCTTCCGCCAGATTCTGAACGACCTGTGTATTTACGTTACGGGGGACGGAATCCGTCCTCAGTCCCACGCCGACAATCCCGAGACTGCTCGCCTTTACGAAGAGTACTTCGACCGCGAGTCCAAGCGCATCGACGTATCCGGCAAGTCCTTCGGCCAGTGCCAGAGCATCCTCATCCGCGCCCTTATCCGCGACGGAGATGCCTTCGCTATCAAGGTCGTCAACGGCGACCGCGCCCAGGTGCAGATCATCGAGGCCCACCGCGTGGGCGACCCTACCGACGCCGACACCCCTTCCGATTGCTGGGACGGCATCGGCTTCGGTAAGTACAACGAGCCGATTTACTACAACGTCTACAAGGCCGACGGCTCATCCAAGAAGGTCGAGGCTCAGTCCGTCATGCACATCGTCGACATGGAGACCGCATCGGGCTCCCGCGGCGTTCCGGTGCTTCAGTCCTCGCTCAACAGCATCCAGGACGTGAAGGAGATCCTCGAGCTCGAGCGTCGGGCCGTTAAGGACAACGGCGACGTGACCCGAGTCATCAAGAAGGGCTCTGGCTTCCTCGACGACGACGCGGCCTCCGAGATCTCGTCGAACCATAACTCCGCTGAGATCATCGCAAGCCAGATGGGCGGCAAGGCCATCGTGCTCGAGTCCTCTGACTCTTTCGAGTCCTTCGAGAGCAAGCGCCCGAACTCGACCTTCGTCGGCTTCCTTGCGGCGCTGGAGAAGGACATCTGCTCAATCCTGCCTTATGAGTTCGTGAAGGACGTGACGACCGCCGGCGGAGCCGGTGTTCGCTTGGTCACGGCCAAGGCCGCCCGCGTCTTCGGCAAGTATCAGAACGTGATCATCGAGTCCTTCTGCGAACCGACCTGGGAGTATATCATCGCAGACGGTATCGCCAAGGGCGAGATCCCTGACGACCCCCGCTGGTGGGCGA